GTAAGCCTTGTAAACATTGGTAGGAACGTAGAGGTAAAGGTCATCCTTGCCGTAAACTGCGTTAGGAGCAGCATCAAGAACCATACCCATCTCCGTGATGACGTTAGAAGCCGTCACGCCACCAGTAGCAGCGGTCACGTCAATAACGGTCGTATCAGCAGCAAGCAGGGTTTGGAATCCGTTGAACTCACCAGCGTTGGCAGTAGCACCAGTCCAGATTTTGCTCTCAACCCACTCGGCAACTTTACCAGCGTTGTAGCCGATGAAGTAGTCAACGAATGAAGTAGGCAGCTGGTCAAATGCAGAGTAGCCCATTTGGATGGCTTCCCAATCTGATTCAAAGTCGCTCTTGCAAAGCTCAAGGTTTACCTGCAGGAACTCGGGCTGAAGGATAGCTTCGCTCAAGGTCAAGGTAGACGTGTCGGTAAAGTCACAAGTTTGGTCTTTAACGATGTCGTTAAGGTTTACCTTCTTAAGTACTTGCTTGTACTTTACGTTAGGTACAACCTCAATTCCGCCTTTGGCGATGGTGTCACCTGACAAGAGGGCTGCAGAGATGTATTTCCCTGCAAACTCACCTGCGTAGGTAGTCGTAATGCTCGTAGTCGTGGGCATTGTTTTAAGATTTAATTATTGAAAAGTTTGGAGAACACTCGGTCTTTGGTTGTTGCAACACGCTCTGCACCGATGTGAAATTTCAGTTCGTGTTTCTTTTCTACTGGAGCAGCAACGATAGGCTTCTGTGCTGCCATCGCTACTTCAGCTACGGGTTCTTCAACGACTTCTTCAGCCATCTCTTGTTTTTTACCCATCTCTTGCTTCATCATCTCAACTTCCTCACGGAGCGAGTTCACCATTGCTACAAGGTCACCGATAGACATTTCGGGAGCAGCTTCTTCAGCAGCAGCCTCAATCTCTACTTCAATGGCGGGTTCTTCCTCCATCATAGCTTCCTTGATTTCCTTGATGATGCCTTCCTCCTCAACAACGAGGATTTTGCCATCTTCAAGTTTATGCTCGCCAACAGGTACGGCAACACGGTTGCCATCACCATCAACGAGGAATGCGTTAGCGCCAGCCTCAAATACTTCGGCTTCCACCATCGTACCATCAGCCAACGTCATAGAGGCAAGCTCCACCTTTTCGGGTGTCAGAGCCAGCTCAATTTTCTTGAATACGTCTTGCAGATTCATAACTAAAAAATAAATAGATTGATATTTGGGGATTTTACTATTGGCCTTTGCCCCCGATAAAGCCAATTCCTTGAGTCCACATATCGCCCTTATCGCAGCACTTGGTAGAGTAGGTCACCTTGTCTTTGCATAGGCAGCCTCGCTTGTTGTTCTGTGGTACGGGGGGCTTTGGCCCTTGATTGAATCCTTTCATAATCTGTTAAGTTCTTTGAGTTTTGATTCAGCCCAACGCTTTGCAGCAAGGCCACCCCATAGCAGGTAGCTGATGGTGCCGCAGGCTTGCGTGTCGTTCTCATCGTAGTATTCTTCGGCTCTTGATAGGTACGAGTACATACGAGTAATGGTTTCTACAGACACGGGCTTGCCGTCAGCGAGCTGCTGACCACGAATCTTGCCCACATCGGTAGCGCATTTGTTGCCGTTCTTCTCGTTCAGCTCTACGCCTCGTTTGGCGTTGTTACGTACCGCCTCTGGATAGTCCGAGTAGGATTCCATCTCAAGGCGTTTGCCAGCCTTTCTGCGCCCATCTTTTTTAATGATAGCACGAACCGAACCGAAGATGTACTGCTCAAGGATATGCTCTGCCTCTGCCATCTCAATCTGGTTGAGGACATCTTGAAGGTTCTCGCCACGCATCTTCTCACGCTGCGCAAACCAGCCCTCAATGCTGAAGCCTTTGACCTTGCCCTCCTTAACGTACTCTGTCCAGATGGCTTCGTTGTTTACCTTCATCATCACAACCCAAGTGCCGATGGGGTAGTCCAAGCCGTAAGCACGGGTCTTGTCCTTGTCCTCATCCTCAATAATCCAAGACTCCACCACCGATAGGCCGTTAAGTTCTTCTGCGTGTTCAAGGGTAGCGTTGTTCTGGTTGCCCTTAATCATATACAACTCGGCTGCTGCTCGGATGGTAGCCTCGCTGAAATAGACGTAGTACTCCTCGCCTGTCTTCTCATCAATGCGGTAGATGGGCTTATTGGGTACGAGGGCTGCACCAATCAAGATACGCTTGTCCTCGTTCTGTACTTTGAACTGCACCTGCTGCTTTGACAGAGCAATGAACTGCTCCTCTATCGCTGGGCTTTCAACGATGCTGATAGCATCAACGCCCATTAGCTTGTCATCTTCTAAAATCAGTTCGTAGATTTTCATCATCCGATTGTTGCGCTGGAGCGAATCTTGCGCTCAAGCTGGTTAGCACTTTGTATGTCTTGGTTCACCACGTAGGCTCGCATCGGTTGTCCGAGCAGACCTGCAAGTTGGTTTTCTGTACCAGCGAACTGGATATTGGGTATCATCGGTGATGCCGTAGCAGACGTAGATGGTACACTCGGTGTGCTGATACGTGATGGCGTACCGCCTCCCTCTGGTTGGAATTTGGTTGCAGCGATTGTTGCTATCTGTGCAGCACCCGTTGCAGCAGCAATACCTGCAGGAACGAAGCCTGCTGGGCCTACCGTAAGCTGGCTCATAACCGCAGCAGCGGTGTTTGCGATGGCTTCCGCAAGGCGAAGTGCTTTGGTGATTTTAAAATTCTTCTCTGCGTTCTTTTTGTTGTCCTTATTTAGTGCCTCTACAAGGCCAGCGATAGCACCGAGTGACTGACTAACAAGTTGTACAGATTTGGCTGCCTGCTCAAGCTCACGCTTGCGCTCCTCATTAGCGTACTTCTTCTTGATTTGTTTTTTCTTCTCCTCGTATTCAGCAGTCAAGGCGGTAGTATCTTTTCCTGCCTTGATAGCAAGCGTAGTGATGGCGATGTACTGCTGCTCTGCTGCTGCTAGCTCCTGCTGCTGGGCAGTCATATTGGAAGCACGGAACTGCGCTAACGCATCCTTAAACGAATCTATATTCTTTTTGCGAGTAGCCTCTTGTTCAATTGCGTTCTTTTGACGGGCAGCTGAATCCTCCATCGCCCATTGCTTGCGAAGGTCAGCGAGCTTTTGCTCCTCCTCTGAAAGTTTTTTAGTGCGGTCAAGGGCAGCATCATCAAGAGCCTTTTGTTCTTGCTTGAGTTGGTTTAGTTCCGATTGTAGTTTCTTGTTTCTGCGAGAGGTTTCAGCACGTAGCCTGTCAACTTCAGCCTCCTTCTCTGCGAGCTGGCGCAAGTCCTCATCCGTAGATTCGCCAAGCTTGATACGCTCCTTAAGATATTTTACGTATGCCTGTGCATTCTTTTGCTCGGCTGCTGCTACTTGTCCCTCAAGTTCAGCTGCTCGCCTTACTGCCTTCTCACGTTCTTCAATACTTTTGGTTTGGTCATCAGCGATGAGCCGAGCCTCTGTTATCTGAAGATTAGCTTTTGCACGTAGCTTGATGAGTTCACGCTCACGGTCTTCAATGTCATCAAGTTGCTTGGCTAGGGCTGCGCCTGCCTTTGTTTCTTTGACAATTTCAGCACCAATTCCAGTAAAAGCATTTTTTACAGTTTCAATTGCTTTAGTGAAATTGCCAGAGAATAATTCAACGATACCCTCACCTAGAAGAACCACTCGGTCAATTACTACCTTGACGGCTGCGGATACACCGCCCATAATTTCAGCGAACTTGTCGGCTCCCCTAGAGGTCTGCGTGAAGTAGGTAAATAGCGAGCCGAGTACAACGACCAATGCTCCCAAGCCTGTGGCTACAAGAGCAGTCTTGACTGCGGTCAGTGAGCCTATGAAGGTCTTAACGCCACTTACTACGGCCTTGAATCCAGATGCTGCTCCGTTGGTGAACTTATCAATGGACTCCGTTGCCGAAGACATTGTTTCGTTTAGGTTGTCGGTCTGCTTATTGGTGTCGGCAAGAGCCTTGTTTACCTCCTCAATGTTGAGCAAGGCTTCGCCATTTTCAACCTTTAGCTTGATTACTTTCTCAACCGCCATTGCCTTTTGATTTGCTCTTTTGCTTCTGCCCAGCTTTCAATGACTTCCCACTTGCCCTTTGCGATTTCAATCTCCTCGCAGATTCCGTAGTGGTCACCCTTCAAAGCGTTAATTAAAGAACCTATATTCATAACACCTGTTGTCTTGTTGCGATAACGCTCCACGTTTCAGCTACCTGTGTACCCC